TTAACGGTGCAACAGCTTCGGCGCAGCGAATCTTTAAGTCTGTACCCGGTATCGCGTACGACTTAATCTTGATTTCGGCTGGCTCTTTAGAAGCCGTCCAGCCGTTATAGCTCTTTAGGTTCATTTGCCGCTAATTGCGCTTCGTAGGTTGATTTAAGCATTGAGGTAAGAGAACCGTCTGCGTGTTCGATAACGGCGTGTGTTTGTTCCTCGCCGTCTATTTGGTATTTTACAAAAATTACTTTATCCATTTTTATAACTCCGCTGTCAAGCCAATAAAGGCAGTAGTTGAGGCATTTGCTTTCAAATAATATGGGCGAAATGCGGTTAGCCCAGCTGCTGCAGTTGCATAAACTTGTACTAAATCTTGTGATGAAACGCTTCCTATTAATACTATTCCTGTTGGTGCTATTTCAGCATTAGCACCATCGGCTAAATTTATTGTTGCGACAGCTGACGTATCTATGGCAGTTGGAATAACGCGCATCGTTACTGGCACTTTCAATGCAAATCTTGCATCGGTGGTTGTAATCGCATTACCACTTGCTAATAATCCTGCCGCAATTCCCGGTGTAGTCCGATAGTAATACCGCTGGCATAACGCCAATTCTCCACCGATTGAACCGCTTGCAGTTTGGAAAGGCGTTGCTACTGATCCGGCTTCAACCTGTACGCCCCAGAAATCAAAAGTACCTGTTTGAATACCTAATGATCCAGTACGAGAATTAAAATCTGATCCAGCCGAAGCAAATAAGTTTAAAACTACGCTGCTACCTGTTCCGATAGTTTTTCCAGAAATTGACGGAACAGCAACACTTACGGAATATCTAGCCCATGAGCTCGAAATTGTAACTTGACCAGCATAAGTCGCCACTCTTGTTGATCCACCTGAACCAAATTGCTGGTCTAATTCAACGGCTATTTTAGGTGTTCCAGTAGCAGCTTTAGCATAAAAAGAAACTGTAACCGTTTGATTAGCAAAAGTTCTAACGTCCTCGATTGGCTGACCAATAAGTCCTAGCGAATTTGTTGCTGTTTGACCAGTTGTTACTATACGAGCAAAATTAGCAGCTTCGTAACCTGTAACTGGTGCTGCTCCGGGTGTAAAAGTTTGTGCGCTATACGTGACTGTTCCATCTTGACCAGTACCGCGCCACCTATCAAAACCATATTGAGCGACAGCTCCGCCTAAAGCGGTGCTAGTAAAGCCTCTTTGATTGTTAGCAAAATTAGCGTTGATTAACTTATTTTTACCGGCAAAATAGTTATTTGTAAATCCAGAATCATAAGCCGAAGCTGCTAAGTCATAAGCCGCTTTAGTAGCTGTGGGTGTCGAAGCGAGAACGCTAGAAGTCGTAGAAGTTGAGTCGCTAAGTTGCACCGCGCCCGCCGCGCTTGTCGTAGCGCCACTTATTGCGATACCGACGCTGCCCGAAGTTCCGCCACCGGTAATCGGTGCGGTTACTGTAACGGCTGTAATGTCGCCGACGTCATTAGTGATCCACGTAAAGTCGAGATCGGTCGCCGAAGCTTTAGATAAGATTTGACCAGTAGTTCCGCCTAGTAAATCGGCGAAGTCGGTATCGACCGCCTGACCGAATACCTCGAAATCAGCTGGTAAGTCTGTAACTAAGTCCGTCGGCGTTGGCATTTGCCAGCCGAAGTTACTCGTTGGGTTTGTCATGTTTTCTCCTTATGCCACGACCAACGCGGTTTCCCACGTTAGCGATCCGGTTATAGTATTCCACGATTCGCCGCCGGGAACTTGCTCCCACTTCATAGCTTGGAGCGAATAACTTAGCGGTGAAAGATTAAGCGAGATAGCAATTTCATTATAGGCAGCCTTAAACGTCCAGCCCTCGACGAATCCTAGAAACGTACCGGCTGCCATATTTGGCGGTAGATCGCTAATTCGTAGGGGTAAGCCCATAAATATATTTATTAGCGAATCGCGATCGAGATCGTCTAGCTCGGGGTTTGTGAGCTGATAAGTGATCGACGTAAAGTTCGCTTGAGGCGTAGCTCGAAGCGTTAGGTAGAAGTCGGCTTGATCCTCAGCGTCGATCGTGTGTTTAACTGTTGTAGTAATGACCTGAGCTAAACGCCCGTAAACCTCGATCGAGCCAATATCCTCGGCGCTTACTTCGTTAGTCGAATTTGTGTTGTATTTAAGAGTCACGTCATTTCGTACGTCGCCAGCTCTAGTCTCGATCTTAAGCCCGTTAAATAACGCATGATTAGCCGTTAAATCTGTGTAGCCGTTTGTGGCTAGGTAGATCGACCTATGAGTCGAATCCGCGTAGCTGATTAGCCCGCTAGCGTCCTCATAGATATAACCTAAGCCGCTTGTAGCCAGCGCTGAGACCAGCGAGTAAACGTCTGTCCGATCTGACGATCTCTGGGCTAGTTCGTAATTGCCCGGACGATCTATCTCACCTAGTCCGACGTTCTGAGCGTTAGCCCATGTCTCCGTCGGTTCGTAGTTTTGCCATTGTAGCGCTGCCGGAACTTCGCCCCAGTTATTTAGAAGTAAGTCTTGTAAAATTACCCAGATTTGTTCGCCGTCGAAATCCTGAGTTAGAACGCCGTCGGTAAGCGCTTTAGGTAAGCGGCTTAGCGCTCCTAGTGCGGTTATCTTTAATACTTGATTAAGTCCGACCGAACCAGCTGTAATAATCTCGACGCCGAAATCGACGACTGTACCGCCGAATATAGGTACGTAAGTATTTGTCGAATCTTGCAGCTCGATCGTTACTGAGTCGTTGATATTTATGTTAACGATCGCCTGAGTTAGGTTTAATAGTTCTATATTGCAGTAGCCCGCTTGAGCTTGTACGTAGATATTATTGCGCCCGCTGCTAATAACTAGATTCGATAGTGTGTAAGTCGTATATTCGACGCCCTGAACCTTTACGCGCCAGACTGGATTAAAGACGCTCACCCGAATAACAACTGATTCGCGCCATTAGTGCCACGGAAAAAACTCTTATTTAGCGTGTCGACAATAGTGCGAGCTGTTCCCTCTGAGTCGATTGCCCCTGATACGTTCACGTTGATAACTGGCGGCGTATTTCCGGATTCTCTTTGACGAATCAAAAACGCAGCTTCGCCGATATTGCCCGTAGTGCCGCCTAACCCCGTTTCAAGATTATCTGGTATAACTTTTTTAGCCGTATCAGCACTAGCTTTTACAGCTGTTTTAGTAATTTCAGCGGTCTCTATTGCGATTGATTTCGTAACGCTACCAAGCTGCTTTGCAATATCGGCTTTAATATCAGCCGCCGAACTTGGAGTTACCTTAGTGGCTTTAGCGCCTTTGCCTAAGACTAAGTCTGGAATTTCCTTTAGGTCTTTAGACCCGGGCTTTAAATTATTGACTATGTTATAGCCCTTAATGAGTAAATTAACCGCGTCAATAGCCAGGTTGATTCCCGCGACAACGCCAGCGATTGCAAGGCTAACGCCGTCAATAATTATTGAAACGACTTTAAACGCAGCTCCTAAGGTTGCCCCGATAATAGGTGCTAATAATTTAGCAGCTTCACCGATAACGCCCATTACCGCACCGAAAAATGTAAAGACGGCGCTGTTATCCTCGACGAATTCTTTTAACTTTTTGAAAACTGCTCCGAGACCCGAGACGACTGGCGTTAAAGTAGCCTTAAGAATTGGCACAATAAATTCGTTTACGTAGTTATAGAAACTCGTAAACGCTGGAACTAACGTCTCTGTAAAAAAAGTAGCGAGTGACTTAAATACTGGAGCTAAGCCAGTTCCTATTTTGTCGGATAAATTAGCAACAGTTGGCACTACTTTTTCAACGATAAGGGTAACGAGTGGCGTAATGCCGTCTAGTACGAATCCACCGATAGTCTCTTTACCCTCATCAAAAGCGATTTTTAAGCGATCCATTTTGCCGCTAAAAGTCTCGGCTCGTTGAGTAGCGAAACCGCCAAAATTCTCAGCTAGAGCCGTAGTGATTGCGTCCATATCGCCGGACTTCAAAATAGCTGAATCTAGTCCTAAGCCTAATTTGCCTAGTGACGCAGCGTTACCGTCGTACGCTTTACCTAACGCATTAGCTACTGTCTCTAGCGGCTTACCGGTAGCGGTTGAAACGTCTAAGGCTATATTAAGTAACTTCTGAGTTTCCTCGGTGTCTTTTGTCGATCTTGTCAAACGTTCAAACGCTGGACGTAATTCGTCGTCGGTAATTCCTTTAGATAATGAAACTTGGGTTATGTAACTTTCAACAGCGGCGATCTGTGCGTCGGTTGCTGCCGTTGTATTTTGTAAAGTTAGAGCTAAGTTTTTTTGAGCTTCCTCATCGGCGATTGCGTTTTTAGTAGCCTCGACTAGAGCTTTTCCGGCATAAGCAAGTGCAGCTGCTCCAGCAACCGCAAACGCTGCTCCAGCCTTAGCGCCAAAATCACCGACCTTTTTGCCGAAAGATTCGGTGTCGTCGCCAGCTTGAGTAAGTCCTTTTTTAAGATCGGCAACGTCGGCAAGTATGGAGAGCTTGAGCGTTCTTGATCCAGTACCCGCCATTAGTCGAACCTCTTAACTATTGAATCGAAAGATTGCTCCCATAGGTTAATCAAATAACTTTGCTCAGCTCGAAGCGTTGGGTAAATAAAATAACCCTTTGAACCTCGACCCTCGCGACCAGACCAACGCGGAAATTGCTTATATTTATTTGATCCGAACTCGTATCCGCCCCATAACATTTGAGTAGTTGCCCCGCCGCTAAATTTCTGTCCGGCAAACCCGAAAGAAACCTCACCTATCTTAGACGATTTGCTTACCTTTGATCCTTCGGCGATACGATCGTCACCTATGTAGCTTGTTTGATAAGCCGCGTCTAAGATTTTAGTTTTTAGATATTCGGCAATAGCGCTTGATGATTCTTTAGCTTGGGCAACGGCTTCGGCGTCCATGGCTTTAAACGAACTAGTAATGGCTCGAAGCTCAGCCTTGTCATAAGCTATTGCGTCCTTACTTTCCGCCATTTCGCTTCTCCAATATCTCGAGCGCTGTCAATATGTCCGCCGCGTCCACCCACTCACTCATCGGTATTCCTGTCACGATTGACAGCTCAACGATTAAGTAGCTTAGGCTTCCTCGGCTGTAACTTTTGGGGCTTCAACGTCTCCGACTGTAATATCAACAACCATATCGCACCATATTTCATAAGGCTTTACTGGCTTACCAGCTGCCTCACGTCTTAGAGCGTTCCACGCTAAAAACATTAAGTCAGAGATTCCGATCTTTTCTTGTGCTTGCTGAATTGTAAATCCAGTCTTTTGCTCCCACTTAGCGAACTCTGGTGGTTGCGCTGTTGTAGTTACTGTGTGCCCGTCGGTTGTTTCGATCTGTATTTGTAGTTTCATGCTCCCGATTTCTTTTCTTTAGAGTGTTGGTGTGGTTACGCAAGTGAAGCTCAGCGAAATAGTCTGAGCGTCTGGAGCTGTGCCGCCGGCGCTTGGGAATATTGGTTGAACGTCGAAGTTAAATACTGAACCGCTTGCAGCTGTAAATACGACCGATAGCGGTGTATTAGGTGCGCTGTCAGCCGCGTTCCATAATGAAGCAGCTAGTGATCCGCCAGCTGTCCAGTCGGCAAGCATTTCTACGTCGAAAGTACCTTGCGAATCGGTTGTGTAATAAGCCTTACCGTCTAGCGTTTGGTAAGTGTTAATTGTGCTGTCGATTGTAAGTGTTGCAGCTGTTGCTTGAGCGTCATAAGTATCACCAGCGATAGTGAAAGTTATGTCGCGTCCTGTAACGATTGTTGTTGGCATTTTGTCTCCTAGTTTTCCTGTTTGTAGTAAGTGCTAACGTCAATATCCGAAATAAGTAAATTACTCGAACCTAACGCAACTATCGAC